CCAGAGGTTAACTGAATGGCACGAATCCGCACGATCAAGCCGGAATTTTGGACTGACGACGCAATCACCGAGTGCTCGACGAGTGCTCGGCTATTATTCATCGGCATGTGGAATTTTTCCGACGACAACGGAAATATTGACCGATCAGCGAAACAATTAAAGATGAAGATTTTCCCGGCGGACAATATCGACGCCGAGCCATTACTCCAGGAACTGCTGGCACAGAACCTAGTGATCGAATACCAAGCGAACGGTTGTTTATTCCTGCATATTCGCGGGTTTGCAAAGCATCAGAAGGTCGATAAACCATCAAAATTCTCGCTCCCTTTGTACCCGGATTCGCTGAGGACTCAACGAGTAGTCAGCGAGGACTCAACGAGTAGTCAGCGAGGACTCGCGACTGAAAGTAAAGTAAAGGAAGGTAAAGGAATAGTAAAGGAAGAAGCAGCAGGAATTACCAGTGAAGGTTATTTGAACGAAGAAACGGCGAAAGGCGTGGTTGAAGAAAAGCGCGAACCGGAAAGGGTGCCTGTTTTGGTTTTGGTGGGTGATCAGGAGCGCATGCCGGTATCAGAGGCGCTGGACCTGAGCCGAAAAAGCCTGGGGCGGTTGATGGAGACACCGGGGCAGGTTACGATTTTGCAGGATATCTGCCGGTTGTACCCTCCGGAGCGAATACGGGAGGCGTTTGAGGCGGCGAAGTCTGCGGCTGTGCAAAATCTGAACTGGGTGATGAAGAGGCTGGAGGCTCGCGGCCGGGAGTCGCCGAGGATGACCAGGGATGACGAGCGAAGAGAGCGAAACCATGAAGCTGCACGGGAATTTTGCGCGGAGGTGGAGGGATGACGGCTGGCGACAAAAAAGACTATGCGGCAGGGATGAATCTGCTTGCGGAGGTGTTTCGCGGGGAGGGCGGCAATGTGCCGAAGATGAGGCTGGCGGTTTATTTCGAGGCGCTGAACGCAGAGGGAGTGTCTTCTCGGCAGTTCGAGTTCGCGGTGAAGCGGTTGATCCAGACCAGGAAGAGCCCGTTTTTTCCGGTCCCGGCCGAGATTGTGGAGGTTGCACGGCAATGCCCACGGCTGGTGCTTCCCGCTGTTGATGGGGTCAGGTTGATTGCCCGTGAGCCGATTTCGCTGGAGCAGCGGCGGGCCGATAAGGAGCGGTTGAAAGCTGTGCGGAGCAATCTGGAGGCGCTGGACCGGCAGCACGGCACGAAGCTGGCCGCGAAGGTTTGCGGTGCGGTGGAGGTGACCGATGGGTGATGATGATCGGTTTTGTGAGTGGCACAGGTGCGCTAAAATTTTGGTCCAGCAGGAAGGGGAGACTGACTGGCGGTTCGAACGGCGGCGAACATGCGGTAGAAGCTGCGCGGGGCATCTGATCAACGAGCGGCGCAGTGAAAATGGGACCTCAAGGGCGGCTCCTCGGGCTGTGCATGTGAGGTTGCCGATCACGGTTGAGATCCAGGCGAAGGTTAGGGATGCGGTTCAGGAGGCGTTGTTTCGAAACCGGATGATGCGCGGGGCGCTGAGGTAAAACAGGCTGAAGACTGAAGGTGGAAGGCTGAAGGTTAAAAGCGGCGGGGTTTTCCCTTCCGCTTTTTTGTTGGCCTCACAACAGTTGTGATATTTTTTTCTTGCTTTTTAGTGAACACTTGCGGTAATTGCTGGGATATGAACGATGCGAATGCACATAACCCGGTTGTTCCGGGGCAAATGGTTCTCTCGGGGTTTGAGGAGATACTGCAATGCGAGTCGCGGACGCTGAAGAAAGCAGAGCAGGAAAGGTTTTGCTGGGAGTTCGTGACCAATGGCGGGAAGCCTGGACCTGCGTATCGGAAAGCTATCAATCCAGATGCCAGTGATGATAATGCTCGGTCGTATGCGTGTAAGTTGCTGAAAAAAAGCAACATTGCGCAACGGGTATCAGAAATAGCGCAGATCATCAGGCAGAAATACATGAACGAGGTGATTGCGTTCAGGGTGAAATCGCTCCATTTCGATCCGGCCCGGTTTTTTGGTCCCACTGGTCTGCTCCAGGTGCAAGATTTGCCGGAGGAACTAAGGAAGGGTATCGGCCTGGAAGCGAAGATAGTTGACGGCTGTTTGCGGTATCTGCCTGTTTTCCCGTCGCCGGAGAAAGCGGCGGATGCGCTGCAGAAGATTTTCGAGATGAACAGGGAAGGGCTGTCCTTGACCGGCGCGAACGGCGGACCGGTGGAGATGGTGGAGCGTCCGAAACTCTCCCGAGAGGAATGGCTGGCGATTCACGGGCTGAATGGGGTCTGATTATGTGGATACCACAGCCGGGACCACAGTTGGCAGCCGTTGAGGCGGATTGGTGCGAGGAGTTGTTTTATGGCGGTGAGCGCGGCGGCGGTAAATCGGATTTGCAGCTCGGCTACCAGGAGGATGCGGCCCTGCGCTATGAGGGCAAATCAGCCGGGATCATGTTTCGTAAAACGTATACGGAGCTGGAGGAGCTGCAGAACAGGGCCATGGAGATTTTTCCGGCCAGCGGCGGAGATTTCAAGAGCAACGCTTCAAAAACCTTTCCTTATTCCTCCTGTTGGTACTGGCCGAACGGAGCAACCGTAAAGATGCGATACATCGAGCAGGAGAGCGATTACGGCAGGTATCACGGCCACCAGTACACCAACATCAGTTTTGATGAGGTGACCGAATATCCGACTCCTGGCGGTTTGCTGAAGATGTTTTCCTGCCTGCGCTCCGCCCATGGTGTGCCGTGCTCGGTGCGCACTACCGGCAATCCGGGCGGTGTCGGCCATGGCTGGGTTAAGGAACGCTACATCAATCCGATGCCGCCATTCACTCCGTTTACAGACCCGGAAACGGAATTTACCCGGATGTTCATCCCCTCGAAACTCTCCGACAACCAGATCCTCCTGAAAAATGATCCCCAATACCGCAACCGTATTCTGGCGGCGACCGCCGGGAATGATGTTCTGCGCAAGGCCTGGCTGGAAGGCGCATGGGATATCGTGGCTGGCGCGTTCTTTTCGTCCTGGAACGGGAAGGTTCACGTTGTCCAGCCGGTTCAGTTGCCGGACCGGTGGACGCGGTTCAGGTCGTTTGACTGGGGATCCGCAAGGCCGTTTTCGGTTGGCTGGTGGGCGGTGTCGGATGGCGAATTGCCGCAGTTCCCCAGGGGCGCAATGATCCGTTACCGCGAGTGGTACGGGATGGAAACGCCGAATATCGGCCTGAAGATGGCGGCGGAGGCGGTGGGTGCGGGAATCAGGCGGCGCGAGCAGGGCGACAATATAGCCTACGGAGTGGCGGACCCCTCTATTTTCCAGGAGGATGGCGGGCCTTCGATAGCATCCGGCATGTCCCCGCTGGTGTGGCGGCCCGCGGATAATAAGCGCAAGCCGGGATGGCAGCAACTGAACAGCCGGTTGATCGGGATCGACGGCAGGCCGATGATTTATTTTTTCAGCACCTGCGTGGACTCTATCCGCACTCTGCCGTTGCAGCAGCACGATAAGCACAATATCGAGGATATCGACACGAACGGTGAGGATCATGCTGTGGATGATATCCGCTATGCCTGCATGTCACGGCCCTGGATAGCGCCCGCAGCGACCGTGAAAAAGGAAAAGGACTATTACCCCGTGGCGGATGATGACGATGGCGACTGGAAAACAGCGTAGACATTTCGAGCACCCCATCAAGTCTTTTATGATGGGGAGGTATCGGCTACCGAAACAGCCGTGAACGGTTGGAAAGACAACTGGCTGCGAGGAAAGAGGCTCGCTGAGGAAAGCCCCACCAAGAACAAGAACGGGGCGACAGCAGCAAGGTTTCCTGCAACGGGTAGGAAGCCTAAAAGCCGGGAGAGTCAAACAGGAGACACCCGCAAAATGAATGAACCCTCAATTACCCTCACAAAGGCAATCTCCTATTTCGATGAGGCGGAGGAGTTATCGCTTACCGCCCGCGACCAGTCCGAAAAGTGCCGGGACTACTACGACAACAAGCAGTGGACCGAGCAGGAAGCGGCCATTATCCGCAAGCGCAAGCAGCCGGTGATTACCCGCAACCGGATCAAGCCGAAGGTAGATTTTTTGAAGGGTGTGGAGATCCAGACCCGGACCGATCCGGAGGCGTCGCCACGCACTCCCGGCGACGAGAACGCCGCGCAAACCGCGACGGATGCCGTCCGGTTCGTTTACGATCAAGTCAAATTTCCAAAAATCAAGTCGGATGTCTTTGAAAATATTCTGATCGAGGGGACCGGCGGGGTTGAGGTTTACTGCAAGCCGGGCCGGAAAGACGAGATCGATATCTGCATCAGGCGTTACCACTGGGATCGCCTGGGCTGGGACCCGCACAGCCGCGAAAAGGATTTCTCGGACACGCTATATCGCT